ATATCACCTATAGGATTACCACGTAGGTCCATTGCCCTGCTGTAATCCTTTTTAAATAAATCTTTTATTTCTCTAGGCTCTTGTGTCATCTTCTTCTTCATCTTCTTTAACGTCTAAGTTATCTGTATCTGTATAGGTACGCCATCCACCTAAGATTCTAATCAAAGAATTAATTGCACGTGTAACTCTCATGCGTGCACCGTCTGCTGATGTGTTTAATTCTTTGGCTAAGTCATTCCACTCATAGTTGTCCGTTGTAAACTTTAACCTTAAAATATTTTGTTTAGCCTCTGCTAACCTGTTGAATGCTTTTTCTATATCTGACCTAAGAACTAACCAATTATTTCCGTCTGTTACTTCTCCTGATTTACCAAACTTAAAGTTGAGGTCCTGTATTTTGCTAGGTATTTCATAACTATCTGCCAGGATAGATGGCAAAAATGCCTCGATAACTGATGGGTCGTAGTAGTAAAGGTCAACCATATCGTAGCCAAACTTACGGGCTTTTTCTTGCTCACAATATTTAAGAGCAGCATTACGCAATGACTTTGCAATTAATTTTTCTTTATCTTTAGGTGGTAACTTAGACCACTCTGTATATTTATTTGGATGGGTAATGAACCACATCCATAGAATCTGTTTTACATCTGCAGTTTCAACTATAGAGTATTTTCTGGAATACTCCATGGCAAGGGTGGATACTAACAAATCATACTCTTGTACCCACGCCTCACTCATTAACTATTCAACGCCTTCCCACTGTCCTCTTTGTACCAATAGTCCTATTATTGCATAGTTAGCCAGGTCTATAAGAGTATCTTCTATTGATTCAAAATTGGGCGTGGCGTCTTTATCAGCCAGGTTATTTAGTCTAGCCAGTTTGTCATACATCCTAACCCTCAGCCCATTCATAGCACCGCCAGGGGCAAGGGCTATATTTAACGGTCCGTAATCTTCTTGTTTCTTCATCATAATACTACGTAGTTCGTTGAGTATTACATCAACATCACTTGGATTCTTCATCTAACATCTCCTTAATGCTGGTATCAAATTGTTCCATTGCTGATGCTACCTGTATTTCATCTGTAAATTGTCTGCCTTCTCCTACGCTACTTGCATATATAACTGTAGCCAATAGGGTAAGCATACGCATAGCAGTATCTGGTTGTTCTTTTATTGATACATATATATCTCTTAAGGCATTAAGTATATCTAACCCTTGTCCATCTGAGATTGCTATGCCAACTAACTTTTTATTCTCTTCAACAAAATCCCAAAACTCTTCGTCAGTTTCCCAGGCATTTTCGAATTCGCTCATCTATCCACTCCCTTCCTTCTTGCACAATGATACTGTTAACATCGTGTCCTTCTGGCATTTGTAATAGATTAACGTTGTGTAGTTCTCTGCTTAGTCTTTTGCCAAACTCTAAGCCTGCATTGTCACCATCTGCTAATACAATTACTGTTTCGAAATCATCTAGTATCTTTGCATAGTATGGTCTCCAATTATTAACTCCAGGTATACCAACTGATGGATGTCCCGTCTTAACTGATAGCACTACTGTATCTAACTCACCCTCAGTTACACATACATAACTACCTGCTGTTAAGACTACCTGTGCATTAAACATTGTAGTCTTAGCCCCAGGTACACCCATATACTTAGGGTCTTCGTGGTTGTTCATACTTCTAAATCTAATATCAACTACACCTGATGGTGTTATATAAGGGATTGCTAATCTATTTCTGTAGGCTTCGTGCCCTGGTAGTGGGTCTGCTACTACACCTAGACTAAAACTTCTGCCCTCTTCTACCGAGAGATGCCGAGTTGAAAGATACTCTTCTGCTAGATGTAGATGTTTTGCGTACTGGTCTGTTGCCTGCAAGAGATATGCTCTCTGCGAATTTGATAGCCTCAATATAATTACCTCCTTCTTTGTACATTATTAAATCGTATACATCACCTTGTGCTTCGCAACCAAAACATTTGAATCTATTGTCATCAAAGTTAATGGCTGCTGATGCGTGTTTATCTCCGTGAAATGGACATTTCATTTTGCGCCAACCATGCCCGACTGCTGGCAGGGTGGCGCCTACGTGTGTTAAGTAGGCAGATATATCATGCTTGTCCATTAATCTTCCTAATTAATTCTATCCATATTTTTGCTGGCATTGTGGCATACCATTCTCCTACATCTCCTTTGCCTGTTCGTTTGTGTATGACTACACCTGTCCATGCTTTATCATTTTTAATTTCTACTTCTAGTTCTTTTACCCATGCGGATAGGTCTAACTTTCTGTGGTTCTTTACTTCTATAACTACACCATTAACTCCTGCTATATCTCCTTTGTCTAGATGTGCACCTGCAATCCTACGTTCTACATAAGGGAACCATTTCTTTAGCCAATTAACTACATCTCTTTCTGCGCTAGAACCCTTTGCTTTGCGTGGATTACTCATTCAAACTCCTGTTGTTGTGGCATATACCGAATCATAACATCATCTAGATACATAGATTCTGGATTAAATGCAAGAGTAACGTAGTTGTTACCCGTCTGGTCTGCCTTGCCATAACGATTCTTAACTGCGGCTACGCATAGGTAATTCATATCTGCTTGTTTCATCTGACCAATAGTTAATACCATTGCTGGTATCTGATTAACTAATCCCTGGATAGACGACCTTGGCTGACACGGACTACCTTCATATCCTTCTTTGGTGTGGTGCAATACAAGTAGTGCTGCGTTTGTATCTCTGGCTAGATACTTGAGTTCTTTCATTGCTGCACGCATACCACCAAACTCATCATGCCCATCCATTGCTATGTCCATTAAGTTATCTACAACTATAAGTGCTGGACTCTTGCCCCAAATGGTTTCAAATGCTGATACTTCTTCATCTAAATCTTTTAGTGTTGGGCTGGATTCAAAGCACCAAAACAAATGATTACCATTGGCTAATACTTCTTTTGCTTTCTCTGGCTGACGCTTGATTAACTGTTCAGCCTGCTGCTGACTGATGTTGCCAGTCATAGCAATCAATCTCATTGCCATTGTATGTGCATTGGTATCTGCACTAAAGTAAAGAGTAGGCAATTTAGTTTTGGCTGCAATCGCTAGTGCGATTGATGACTTACCTGCACCTGGGGTGCCTGCAATTACCGTTACTTCTGCTCTGCGTAAAATAATTCCTGCGTTTTCAAATACTTTAAAGACTGCTGGTAGTGGTTCACCACCCACGTTTGTATTGTTAACACTTCTAATTAATGTTTTCATTACTCTCCTTTAATATAAACGGGGACTGGCACCACGACTCAGTCCCCGTTTACTGTTAAGCACTAAGCAAAGATTGGTTTAGTGCGTAGTTCTGTTGGAACTTTTGGACCTGTCCAACGAGGACCTGCTGCTGGGTCATAGAATGCTTTGTATGGTTTGCCAGTTGCCTGTGCTTTTCCATACTTAAGTACCATAACTCCACGCTCACATGATGGTGCACCTGGCTTATTGTATACCCAAGTGTTACCCCATTTATCTTCTACTGTTTCTTCTCCACCTGATTCAGTGGATGTGATGTTTGCATTGAAACTAGAGGCAATGTCTGCTACCGACATCGGCTTACTTGCTGATGTCCCTTTGACTGCTAGTTCTACTTCAGTAACTGCATCGGTAATAATGTGTATACCTTGTGCAATCATGTCAGCAAACTGGTCTGCTGTTTCTGCACGCAGAGTTATCTGTGTGCCTCCTGCTGTTTTGAGATTGATACTGATTGGTGCTTCAGTGCTACTCATTTTTCTCCTATTCAAATGTAGTGGTTAAACCCTTCTGGTCTCGCCACTTTCTTGCTTTCATGGCTAACTGTAAACCTTTCCAGCCTTCTTTAATATCTATCCACACTAACTTACACGTGCCAGTTCCTGCGGGTAAATGGATAATGATTGCTTTATCTTTGTTTACTTCTCCCCATGTGCCACGGGTTGCCGTAGCGGTATCATACGGCAAGCCGTTGGCGTAGATAGCCAACTGAATTGCGATATTACTTGGATGGTCTATGCGACCAGTCTTAATATCTGCAATAAATAACTCGCCGTTATACTCAACAACTCTGTCTGGTGTGCCAGCAATTTTGTATTTGTCTAACACACTGAACTGTTCAATGAACTTGTTGTTGAGAATCTTAGTTGCATGTTCATAGGCTTTTACATCTGGCAACCACTCTGGTGGTACCACTCCTAAGTCGTGTCCTAAATCTAACTGTTCAGCAAATGAATGTATTGCTGTACCTATGTTGGCTGCTTTGTTTGCGCCTGCTACTTGCATAGCATCTTCAATCAAAGAGTTGACTGCCAACTTATCATCTTGTGCTGCTGTTATTGATAACAATATATCTGGTCGTGTTGTTAATCCGATGGCTGCCATCCGCATTTTCCATGCGGTTAATGCTGATGCATCATCTAATGAATTAGCAATTGTTGTTGCTCGTGTATAGGCTACTGCTTTACCACCATTTGGTGGAATTATTAATGGCCTGCCGTACCTATCTCTATCTATTTCTTTTGCCATTGCTCTCCTTTATTTATGAGACAGCCCTAGGAAAGGAGATAGCCGAAACTAGGGCTGCTCAAGATTAGTATATCACATACTATGCTTCAGGATATACAGAGTCTACAGATATATCGTCAACCCATATGTCGCCGTCTGCTGTGAAGTTGACATCAATACTATCTTGAATCAAATCTTCTACTGCTTCTTTGTTGGCTGCTTCTATACCTGTAACTGTGGCTGTGATAGTAATGGTTGCTGACCATGACTTGGTTAGTTCTTCACTACCTATGTCTTTGAGTAGGCTATTGATATCTCCTACTTCACATACAATCTCATCACTATCTGTCTCATATCTAGACTGAAAGAATTCCCTTACATCAAACTGAGCGCTCTTAAACTTGCGTTCAACCTGTGCTAGTTCTATCTTAAGGCTTTCTTTTTCTTCTATTAATCTAGTAAGTGATTCACTGGTAAGGGTGTACTTAGCATCCTTTACCTGGATAGATACTGTTGGTTCAGCACCATCCAGTTCTGTGTAGTACATTGTCATTCTATCTCCTTTTTTAGTTTTTCTATTTGGTCTTGTAACAAAAGAATTTTTTCTTCTGTTGTTGGCTTTGGTGTGCCTCCTAATCGTATCATTTCTGAACGATAAAGTAAATCATATTCTTCTCTATGATTTTTTAATAGTTGTTTACGAGCATAACTTTGTGCCATTACACCTGGACTTATTTTTCTATCCACTAGACACCTAGTAATTCTAATGCTCTAGTTTTAATACCATCATTACGACCAGCCATTGTGCTGACTGCTAAGTTCTTACCCTTAGCGTTGTAGTCAGCCCACTCTATAACTGCATGCCACATACCAAACTCTGTGTTTCGTATGTTCTCCTGTGTAGGTGAGGCTGCATAGATATCAAAGGCTTTAGCCCTAGCATTGATTGCATTAGTAAATTGTTTCTTTTCACCTGTTGATAGCAGATGATACGGTGCGTCCTCTATCTTACTTGGTAGTGGGAACACACGCTTGAAATAATTTTTGGCATGCTCATGACTTGCTTGTCGACTGAGTAATGTATCTGCTAATGCGGTGTAATCATTAGCCATATCATAAGTTAGTTGTATGATGTTGGCTATCTCTGACACTGATAGGAATGCATTACTTGTGTGGTTCAAACTATAAGTATACTTGTTTCTATTCTTGTATATCTTATTGATTTGATTCATACAAAACAACCGTTCAATTACTGGTTTAATTATAACTGAACTGCTGCCATCGTGGCTAGTCCTGGCTAGTAAGAAGGCTGAGTGTGGGTCATCTGCAATGGTCATCTCCATTGGAGTTTCCATTAACATCCATACCTTTGCTCCGCCATCATACTCACCTGCTGCTGCATATCTAAGTCCACTAGAATCAATTAAGTTATCTAGTGCGCCAAAGATTTCATTGTTCTGAAATACTTTATAGCGACTACCAACTACACCAATGGCTGTTGTCTCGCCAAACGGTGTTGTTTTAATAACCGCTTTCTTATCTGTAATTGGTATGCGATTACCTAAATCACTGCCTGGTATTTCATACATTGCTTCAATGTCATGTAGTGAAACTGTCCAGTCTAATCCTGCTTGACTGGCTACTTCACTGGCAGATGTAGCCTCAACTGCTACACCTGCCTTGTGCCATGCACTCTTACGGACGGCTCCGTGTATGAGAGTGTCGTTAGTCATTGTTTACCTCTTGTGAATCTATAGCATAGATACCATCTACAACTTTGTGATGTAGTTGTAATGCCATTTGCTTAAACTCACTTGGTTTCCATTGGGCTTGGTATACTCTGTTAAGTAAGCCTGCTAGTGGATAGTCTGGGTTAAGATTTAATACCTCAACTAACATAGCCTTAGCCTCGTCTACCTTTTCAATCTGATATAGATAGCCAGAGAATACTGTTGCTAGTGGTATTGCTTTGTCTTTTACAACAACATTACCAAGTAATGCAATGTATTCACCTACATAATCAATGTCCTTTTCTAATTGAACACCCATTAGGAAGTCACGGATTTGTAGATTCTCATTGGCAGCAATGGCTACCTCTGCTATGTGTTGGGCTGATGGTGTAATACCATCTGCTATACCATCAATTGCTTTACGAATGTCCTCAACAATACGAACATTTGTATCACGGTTATCTGGATTGTATGTTCCTTCTTGTGTAACTAACTGTTGCTTTACTTCATCACGAAGTAAGTCATAGTTTGTGTCTATCATTTTATCTCCTTGTCTGGAGGGCGCTTCGCCCCTGTTGGCGTGCGCCCGATTTGCTATAGGTATCTGGCTATTGAATTGTAAGTAGATGTTGACACCACTTCCTCGTCAGTGAGTTTAAGAATACGAATAGCATTCTCAATTTCCTCGACATCATCTCTGTATTGGTGCGTAGGCATAACTTCATAGTCACGCTCAGGTTCTTGTGGAAAATCTGTGGCATCACAAGTTATATCAAAGTCAACATTCATGGTTGAGTTCCATGAACGATAGTTTGTTCTGATATTTACTGCTTTGTCAAAGTTTTTACTTGCCCATGCATTGATATCTTTTTCCCATTTTTGGCGGGCTTTCTGATACTTGTCCTCAAGTTCATCTTGCTTTGCATAGTTAGCCTTTACTTGGGTTAACTTAGTTTCTAATGCATTGATTACCTTAACTGTAGGTATCTTTACATTAATTGTCCTGCCATTTCCTCTTGCCATGTCTATCTCCTTTGTTAGTTGTTGGTTTAATACCATCCTTTGGCACGCCAATGTGCCCATGCCTTGGATGGCTTGTCGTAGCGGTGTTCTATATACACCAGCCCACGCTTAATCTGAAGCGGGGCTGGGGTTCCAGGTTTAGTCTTTAACATCTGGGCTATGCCATATGCTGTTGACTTAGGGTTGTCTGCCCTGTGGTTCCAGCCAGACTCTTTGCCCCAAAGTTTTGCTAATGCACGCCACTCAGACTTGTTCCAATGTGGGTACTCCCATTTCATTAGCGACTGTGCGTATGCCTTCGCCATTCTTGGTGTCCATAAAGATGTGTCTATACAATTGGCTTCCAATTGTGTTGCTACTGCTGCTGCCATTGCTGGACTGGGTAAGAATGGTGTTGACAAGAACGCTAGTAGCCAACTTAAATACCCTGCTAACAATCTCTTCATTTAATAAACCTCCATGTGAGATATCCAAAGAGTAGTAAGAATGTCCAGGACTGGAATGGTGTGAGGTATGCACTCGCAATGAATTCGTCAATCATTTCACCCTTACAATCTCTTGGCTATGCTTGATACCCGTATCAAACTCTAGTATATGCCACTCAGTTGGGTCGTCAAGGGCTTCGTCACCTGCTCTGTCTACATCTATATGTGTAGTTCGGCACCTGACTTTGGCCATAATCCATACTGTATGTTCCCATTGAGGAGTATCCTCCTCTGAATTAGGATTAAAGAACTCCATTAGATTCCTCCTCATTTTTGATGAGGTCATTAATGGTTGGCTCTGGGGCTACATATACTCTGCCTGTGGCTATGAGTTCATCGAATACATCTAACATATCCAGCATGGCATAGGCAAATGCTTCTTTGATTTTAAGTAGTTCCTCTGTGGTTCTCATTGCTATCTCCCTCTGTTCTGCTCACGCAGGTGAGCGTTTGCTGTTCTCATCTGGGCTACGGTTTTATCCATCAGCCTGATTACATAGATACTATACACCAGCGCACCTATCAATGACAATAGGGCTATCATAATTGCTATCATTGTTCCTGTATCTAGATACATGCTATCTCCTATTCGACTCATTACTTACCGTATATGTTACCTGCGGTTCACAAAAAAAACAAGGCGGAGTGAGAGCCTAAGCCCCCACCCCGCCTGCTTGGTTATACTAGTGCTATATCAGTAACGATTTTGTTATCGTACCACTTCTGATTTTTCTCAGAATATGTGCTGGTCTCATAGCCAGTGATGGTGACTTTGTATTCACCTAGTTGGTTGAAATTTTGGCGAGCAAATGCTACCAAAATTGGGTCAGTAATAGTAACCTGACGAGATGCTACGAACTTGGACTTAGTAGTACCATCTGGTAGTACTTCGTCTCTGCGGTCAACCACCGTGCCTTTGATTACCGACTGGTAATCTCGTACACCTTTCAGGATTGACTCTGTGTATGTGAATGTATTCATTTTGTATCTCCTGTTCTGATTGGGGCGGCTTCCCCTATCACGTAGTGTAGGGGAGTCGCCTTGGTTAGTTAAGCGCAGTTAGGACAAACTGCGTGTTTGTTTATTGTATAGTGGCACACTGAGCAGATACACTCGTGCTTGGTTAATTCCATAGAATCATCAAGATTGAAGATTCTATCAATTAACCATGAGGACTGTTCGAAGAACTCAGTCCTGATGGTTTTCTCACCAGTCTTATCGTTAATCCTAGTGACTGTCTCACTACCAATCCAGTCATGAGCCGAAGGCTCATCCTCGATTTTGGTCATGCTGCTATACATTGGTTTGTATCTGTATATATCCTCATCAACCATCTGGTTGGCGATGACTGCGTCTCGAGCCTCTTTGGCTTCGAGGCAGTCGGCGCATAGTTCATTCAGTTGTAAACAATTGAAACATTCGTTCATTAGGGTAAGTTGGTTTTGAACTATGATTTCATTATTCATCTGTATCTCCTTTGCTTATATATTTCTCCAGCACACGCTGGCGGGCAACCGCCACATCCCATTGTCACTCTTGCCCAGTCTGGCGAAAAGCCAGACAAGCATGGGCGACAATCGCCGTAAGGCGATTTGACAATGCGGTGTAAGGTTTAGCAGGCTTGCGAGCAGCCGTTAAGCCGAGCCAGAGCGAGGTAGGCTGGGAGCGTAGGCCGAACAATGTCTGGCGATAGCCAGTGAGGCCGTGGCCTGCGTCCGACTGTGTGTGGTGGTAGGTGAGCGTATTGCGTGGAGGGGCTGTGCACCGTAACGCATGGAGCGAACACCAATACTCCTAGACGAAGCGCCTTGCGCTGAGGCTTGGAGCAAGCACAACTCAGTTGGATAGTGCTTGAGGTTTTTAGTTTTAACTGAGGCGCCCGAATGTATTTAAAGGCGCCGAAGACAGCAATCTGCCAGGAGTCCATCTGTACAGGACGACAGGGCAGTATCTTAATCAGTTAGCGGGTCATTTATGACCCCAGACTGATTAATATCGTCTGTTATACAGTGTAGTATCTACATAAAAGATTTTCCCGTACAAAGTATATCTCCCATACCAGTCCCAGTTTGTCCTATTTTGTATAGATTTTTTGCATGCTTTTAAAAATACTTTAAACAAAAGTGTTCGTTTTAGGCTGTTGAACGGATTAAACAGTATAGAGACTGTTTCTGTTTTTAACAGTAGCAAGTCCTTGGGGGACTTGCGTTACAGACTGTATTGAATGACTGTTACAACTAATGAAAACGGGACAAGACTATGAGTTTTGAAAAGGGGGGTACTAACCCCAAAACTATCGCTATGGCAGGAGCAAAGGCTAAAGTTCTAGCCCTTGTGGCCGAGGGCCACTCTGTCCATAAGGCTATGGAAATGTGTGGCAAAAAACCAGATACCGTCAGAATCTGGATGCTAAGGGACAAGAAGTTTGCAGCCGACTTAACAGAGGCTAAAGCCACCGCAAAGGATGCCTCCCTAGCAGCCCTAGGTATCCCAAAAGAAGAAATAGATTTCCCCAAGTTCTCCGAGATATTCTTACAACAAAGATTATTTCCACACCACAAAGATTGGATTGACTTACTAGAGGATAGAGAGCCTTCATGGCTTCACCCTAGTATGGTTTACGAAAAGGGTGACCCAGCCCGTCTATTGGTTAACGTGCCACCTGAGCACGCCAAGAGTACGGTAGTCACCGTAAACTACTCCACATACCGTATCGCTCTCAATCCAAATATCCGCATTATCGTGGTTTCTAAAACGCTGGTCAAAGCACGTGAGTTCGTGTACGCAATCAAGCAGAGGCTCTCCCATCCACGCTGGTTAAAGTTGCAAACAACTTTTGGCCCCGAAGGTGGTTGGAAAGAAGATTCAGACACTTGGCGAGTTGACACCGTTTATCTTGGGAGCGATGCTAGAAATTCTAGCGAGAAGGACCCCACCATCCAAGCACTTGGTATGGGTGGACAAATCTATGGAGCACGTGCTGACCTCATCATTCTAGATGACTGCATAACTACAGCCAACGCCCATGAGTACGAGAAACAAATCAACTGGCTACAAAAAGAAGTTATTACCCGTCTGGGTAAAAATGGTAAGTTACTAATCGTAGGGACACGAATTGCAGCACAAGACTTCTATAAAGAACTCCGAGAAACCAAGCATTGGTCTGGGGGTAAAAGCCCTTTTACTTATATGGGCATGCCTGCTGTTTTGGAGTATTCGGAAAAGCCTGAAGACTGGAAAACTCTTTGGCCTAAGTCGGACCTCCCGTGGGATGGGGATTCTGAAGTTCCTGACGAAGAAGGACTCTTCCCGAAATGGGACGGCAAAGCATTAGCAAGAAGACGAAGTGAAGTAACACCATCAACATGGGCTTTGGTTTATCAGCAGGAGGATGTCGAAGAAGATTCCATCTTCCCACCCGCTTTGGTGCAAGGTAGTACCAACGGTCAACGCAGAAAAGGTCCATTGCGCCAAGGCGGCGTGGGACATCCGACTGCGGTAGAGGGTTACACAATTATTGGATTTGACCCTGCCATGGGAGATAAAGCCCACGCAGCATTTGTTGTAATCACTTACAACAGAATAGATTCTAGGATATATGTTTTAGACTGCGTGAACATGGCAGAACCTACTCCCCAAAAAATTCGAAGTACGATAGAAGAACTTGTATTGAAATACAAGCCTCAAGAATTTAGAGTAGAAATCAACGCCCACCAGAAAGCATACTCATTAGACGATGAGTTAAGGCAATGGCTTGGTATGTATGGCGTAAGACTTGAATCTCATATTACTAATAAAAATAAGTGGGACGCAGCATTCGGTGTAGCATCTATGTCTACCCTATTTGGAACCGTACGAGAAGAGAAGTTCCAAAAGAATAACATGATTGAACTTCCATCTACTACTGACTCTGAAGGACTCAAGTCCCTTGTTCAGCAGTTGATAACTTGGAAACCTAATAGCAGAGGCAAGACTGACTGCGTTATGGCGTTATGGTTTGCTGTGCTTAGAGCACGGGAGTTTATGCAACAAACAAATCATTTGCAAAAGTTTGCATCTAACAGATGGGTAACTAGAGCACAATCAGCACAAAGATATACAATCAACCTAGACGAAGCCTTTTCAGAACAATGGGCCGAAACATACGGATAAGGATTTAAATGCTATCAATAAATCAAATATCTGCGAGAGTAGAGTCTTTACGTTCTCGTTCGAGTGAGCGAGATAGAAGGCAACTAGATGTACTTGCCGTACGTAAAGGACAGATATCACAGGTATACCCTGAGTTCTTTCCAGAGGGTGTAGATGCTAACGTAGTAGCAAACTTTATTGACATTGTTGCCCGTGACCTGTCTGAGGTAATGGCTCCACTGCCAGCAGTTAATTGTTCTGCAGCCAATCAGGTATCAGATAGAGCAAGAGTCTTTGCTGATAAGCGAACACGTATTGCAACAAATTATTTTAGTAATTCAGATTTACAAGTACAGATGTATCAAGGTGCAGACCAATACATCACATTTGGTTTCGTCCCATTCATTGTTGAATTAGACGAAGAAGCAGGGCTAC